CTGGGCCACCCACCCGGGTGCGCACGGCAGCATCCACAAGGATGGCCGGGAGAAGGGCACTGTGCAGCCTGATCCTGGCGTCGGCCGCCGCGTCACGAAGGCCGGCCGGAAGGAGGAGGAGGGCGCGAACGACAGTGCCTACGGCGATGGAAAGAGCACCAGGATGGGCCGCGGGGCTGGCTGGCGCGAGCGCAAGCTGGCCGAGGCCGGAAGCGGCACGAAGAACAACGAGAGCATGGAGGAGGCGCTGGCGGGCATGCGCAGCACGCGCAACCGCCGCAGCGTCTGGACGATCGCGAGCGAGCCTTACAAGGGGGCGCACTTCGCCACCTTTCCGCGGGCGTTGATCGAGCCCTGCATCTTGGCGGGCTGCCCCGCAGGCGGGACCGTGCTCGACATCTTTTTCGGCTCGGGCACCACGGGCCAGGTCGCGCAGTCGCTGGGCCGGAACTTCATCGGCATCGAGCTGAACGCGGCCAACGAGCCGCTGCAGGCCGACCGCCTGCGCCAACCCTCTCTTCTTCTGGAGGCCGCGTGACCGCCGCCGACAACGACGACCTGTTCCGCCGGGTGAACCCGCTCGAGCTGGCGCGCCAGCACGCCGGCATGTTCACGCCCGAGTTCCTGCTCTACCTGCCCGGCAACCTGCACGTCTACGAGGCCTTCTGCCGCGAGACGAATCGCGTTATCGCCAAGGGCTACGGCCACTACAGCGCGCGCACGATCATCGAGGTGCTGCGCCACCACTCCGCGCTGCACGAAGCCTCGGGCCGCTGGAAGCTCAACGACTGGCACACGCCGTACTTGGCGCGCCTGTTCGGCCTCGAGCACCCCGAGCACGCCGACATCTTCGAGTTCCGCAGCGCCAAGGCTCCCGGCCGGCACCGCGCTGCGGCCGCCAATGACCCGAGCGCGGAGGCAGCCTGATGCTCACGCCCCAGTTCATCCTCGCGCTGTCGGCGAAGCTGGTCATCGACCTGTTCGCCGGCGGCGGCGGCGCAAGCACGGGCATCGAGCAGGCCATCGGCCGCCATGTCGACGATGCAGTGAACCACGATGCCGACGCCATCGGCATGCACACGATCAACCACCCGCAGACGCGGCACTACCGTGCCGACGTGCGCGAGCTGGATCCTCTGGCCGTCACCCGTGGTCAGCAGGTCGGCCTGCTGCATGCCTCGCCTGACTGCACCGACCACAGCCAAGCCAAGGGCGGTCAGCCGCGGTCGACGGTGATCCGCTCGCTTGCTTGGGTCGTGCACCGCTGGGCCGGCAAGACCCGGCCCGACGTGATCACGCTGGAGAACGTCGAGCAGATGCTGCAGTGGTCGCCCCTGATCGCGAAGCGCGATCCGAAGACCGGCCGCGTGGTGACGCTCGACGAGGTGGTCGATCCGGTGACGAAGCGCAAGACCTTCCGCGTGGCCGAGCCCGGCGAGTACGTGCCGCGCAATCGCCAGTTCCTGGTGCCGGACCGCAAGCACCTCGGGCGCAACTGGCGCCACTTTGTCGAAGGTCTCCGCGCCATGGGCTACGCCGTGCAGTGGCGCGTCATCTGCAATGCCGACTATGGCGCGCACAGCACGCGCACGCGCCTCTACATGGTTGCTCGCTGCGACGGCCTTCCGATCGTCTGGCCCGAGCCCACGCACGCGAAGAAGCCGCACGGCAAACGCAAGGCCTGGCGGCCGGCCGCGGACTGCATCAACTGGAGCATCGAGGGGCAGAGCATCTTCGATCGCAAGCGGCCGCTGGTCGACGCCACGCTGCGCCGTCTCGCGCATGGCATGCGGAAGTTCGTGCTGGAGAGCCCGGCGCCGTTCATCGTGCCGACCACGCACGCGGCGCTCGCACCCACGCTGGTTCCCGTGACCCACACCCGCAATGTCGCGCATGACGTGCAGCAGCCGCAGCGCACGATCACCACGGCGAAGGGCGGCGAGACCGCGATGGCCGCGGCCGTGCTGGTGCAGATGGGCTACGGCGAGCGGAAGGGGAAGGACGGACAGAAGGACCAGGCGCCCCGCGTGCTCGACCTCGTGGAGCCTCTGAGAACTGTCACAGCGGGCGGGCTGAAGCACGGGCTGTCCACTGCGTTCATGGTGCAGGCGAACGGCGGCTTCAACACCACCCACGCGCGCGACCTGCGCGAGCCGTCGTCCGCGATCACCACCAGCGGCAGCCAGCAGCAGCTTGTCGTTGCACATCTCGCGACCCTGCGCCAGCACAGCGACGGCCGCGACGCGCGCGAGCCGCTCACGACCGTTGCCGCTGGCGGCGAGCACCACGGGCTTGTGCAGTACCGCCTGAGCAAGGAGCACGAGGAGGGCGCCTTGCGCTGTGCAGCGTTCCTCATGCGCTACCACGGTAGCGGCGGCCAGTGGTGCGACCTGCGCGACCCTTCGACCACGATCACCACGAAGGACCGGCTGGCCCTGGTCACGGTCTGGTTCCGCGGCGAGCCCTGGGTCATCGTCGACATCTGCTTTCGCATGCTCACGCCGCGCGAGCTTTACAACGCCCAGGACTTCCCGCCGAGCTACGTCATCGACCGCACGGCCGAGGGCAAGGTGCTGTCGAAGACCGCGCAGGTGCGCATGTGCGGCAACTCGGTGAGCCCGCTGCCGATGCGGATGATCGTCGCCGCCAACTACAGCGACTACGGCCGCCAGCTCGAGAGGAAGGCGGCCTGATCGCATGAGCACCATCGTCATGGCGGCCTGCTGGCCGCTCCAGAACATGTCACCAGCTCAGAAGGCGGTGCTGATCTCGCTGGCCGACCAAGCCAGCGATGACGGCGTCTGCTGGCCGTCCGTCGGGACCATCGCCAGCCGCACCTGCCTCTCGGAGCGTGCGGTGCAAGACGCGCTCGCCTGGCTGCAAACCACCGGTGCCGTGTTCCGTGAGTACCGCGCGAACACGAGCACCAGCTACACGATCCGGCCCAGCCGGTTCGACGCCACCAAGGCGCCCGCGCCGCGCGCCCGATCGGCAAAGCCGACCGGTGCAGATGGCGCACCCCCCGCAAACGGCGCACCAGGGGGTGCAGATGGCGCACCAGGTGGTGCAAATGGCGCACCTCCAGAGGTGCAGATGGCGCACCCAAATCATCAGTTGAACCGTCATAGAACCGTCAATGAACCATTGCCGGCCGCTGCGCCGCCGGCCAAACCGGCGAAGGCGGCCAAGACCGGAGGCACCGAGGAGGCGGAAACCGCGCTGCAGGCCGCGTGCCGCGCAACGTGGGCCGCGTACTCCGACGCCTACGAGGCCCGCTACGGCTCGCGGCCGGTCCGCAACGCGCAGGTCAACGCGAAGGTGAAGCAGTTCGTCCAGCGCATCGGGCACGACGAGGCGCCCAAGGTCGCGCGGTTCTACGTCGAGCGCATCGACGACCTGTTCGTCACCCGCGAATGCCACCCGGTGGGCACGCTGCTGCAGAAGGCCGAGGGCTACCGCACGCAGTGGGCCGCCGGGCCCATCGCCCACGTCAGCCCGGCGCGCGCCACCGCGGCGAACGCCGGGAGCTTCAACCCCAACGTCCACGAGCGCCGCGCCGCCACGCTGGCCGGACTCACCAACCCAGGAGACCACCATGACGACGACCGAACTGTCGACGCCGAATCCCGCATCGTTGGCTGACACCGCGCCCGTGCCGCGCCGCTGGGTCGCCCGCGTCTTCGAGCGCCTGACCGCGCAGCTCGGCGCCAAGGTCGCCGACATGTGGGTCGGCGTGAACGAGCGGACCGTCCAGGAGGAATGGGGCGCCGGCCTGGCCGGCTTCCACGAGACCGAGATCCAGCGCGGCATCGCCGCCTGCCGCGAGCGCGCCTTCGCGCCGACGCTCGGCGAGTTCCTGCGGCTGTGCCGGCCGGCGCTCGATCCGGAATGGGCGTTCTACGAAGCGGCGGACGGCCTGCGCCAGCGCGACGAAGGGCAGATCGGCGCGTGGTCGCACCCGGCGGTCTGGCGCGCGGCTTGCAGCATGGGCATGGAGGTGCGCAGCGGCGACTGGAAGGCGCACCGCACACGCTGGACCTACGCGCTGAAGCGCGAGCTGGCCGCGGGCTGGGGCGGGGGCGTGAAGCCGCCCGCCATGCGCATCGACCACACCGTGACCGTGCGCGGTCCGACGGCGAAGGAGCGCGCGGCGCTGGCCAGCTTGCGCAGCGCCGCGGCCACCACCGGCACCGCCGCGGAGGCCTGACATGCGGGTCGCCGACATCGCCTCAATCGCGCTCGGTGCCCAGCGGCGCCTGCATGACCTCGCCTGGACGGAAACCTGCCTGCGCCAGGCCGGGCAGCTGACCGTCGAGGTCGCCCGCGGCATCGCCGACTACCGAGCGGCCGATCGCTGCCGCCTGGATGGCTGCGCCGTGCACTTCGCCTCGTTCGCGCCGGCCAATGACGGCGCCTTCGTTCCTGAGCCCACGCCGGAGCTTGCATGATCGAGAAGGCTTTCACCCTGCACAAGCTGCTGCGCCATGGTCCGCTCGACCCGGACGAGGCGCGCGTCATCTGCGGCTGGGCGCCCGACGTCTTCCACGCGGCGCTGATGAACGGGCTCGAGTTCGGGCTGGTGGCATGGGCACGCCATCCCTCGAACCACCTGATGAACCACATCGCGGCCGCGCACGATGGCCGGGCCATGGCCGAGGTGGCAGCATGACCGCGCGCCGCGGCCGCCAGCCGCGCCTGTCGCTCATCGAGCGGGCGCTGGTCGAGAAGGAATGGCACGCGACCAACGTGCGCGCGCAGATCCACGCGATCCTGGGCGACGACAGCGACGAGTTCGTCAATACCTCGGGCCGCGTGCTCTACGTGGTGCTGGGCGCGCTGATCGCCGACCAGGTCGACCCTGACCTGCCGGAAGTGCGCATCGTGCGCGGCGCCTGCAATGCGCTGTACGAGCAGGCGGGCGCGCCCACCATCGCCGACGAGCGCCGCGCCTCCATCCGCGCCGGGCTGGAAGCGTGCGATCGCCTGATCGCCGCAGGCCTCTCGCGCCGCTCGCTCACCGACGCGGCGCTGGTCCTCGAGGTCAAGATGCGCAGCGCGAACGTGCTGTGGGGCGACTTCGAGCACCTGCTGGAGGGCGTCTCGGCATGAACTGCCCGAACTGCGAAAAGGCCGCGGCGCGCGCGGACTGGCCGGGCTACACCGCGAACTGCCGCGAGTGTCTGGCCCGCGGCATTGCTAACGGCCCGGAGTTCTGGCGCTCGCGCAAAGACGGCACGCTGTGCGACGAGTACAAGACCGCGCTCCGCGACATCTGGGGTGACGACTGGAAGACCGGCCACGAGGCGGTGAAGACGGCCGCCGCGCGGCTGGACGCGCTGCGCACCTCGCCTCAAGGAGCGCTCCTGTGACGGTGAACCTCCTTGGAATCGATCCGGGCGCAAGCACCGGCCTGGCCGCGTTCAGCGGCGGCGCGCTCGAGTTCCTGAAGACCGTCGAGCCGCACTCCATCGAGCACGCGCTGCGGCACTACATGCCGGCGCGCGTCATCTTTGAGGACAGCCGGCTGCAGACGCGCACCTGGAACGCTCGCAAGAAATCCGACTTCGGCGCGGCGCTGGCCACCGCACGTTCCCTGGGTCAGGTGGACGCCTGGTGCAACCTGATCACGTCCATCTGCGCGGACCTCGGCATCCCAGCGCACGGCATCAGCCCATCCGCCAAGGGCGCCAAGCTGGCCGCACCTGCCTTCGCCCTCGCGACTGGCTGGGCCGGCCGCAGCAACCAGCACGAACGCGACGCCGCGATGGTGGCGTGGCCCTATCGGAGGTCCATCCGGCTATGAGCCTGACCGATCGCGAACAAACCCGCCGCTCGACCTTCGGGCGCGGCGTCATCGAAGGCCTGCGAATGGCCGGAATCGAAAACCCTGGAGCAGCGATGAATGCAGCGAAGCAGGCCCGGCTGGAAAGCGGGCTCAACACGATGGCGAAGAAGGTGCTGGACGCCGTGCCGATCAAGGACCCATGGACCCGCGACCAGGTCATGGGCGAGCTGCGCCGTGGCGGCATGACGCCCGACCGCGCCGTCATCGACGGCTGCCTCGCGCACCTGTGCGACGCCCGCCTCGTGAAGCAATCCCCGCCCGGCCTCTACATCCGCGTCCTCGCGCGCCAGATCACCACCAGCACCCAGGAGAACGACCCCGTGCCCAGCCCCATCCGCGCCACCACCACGATTACCGCGCCGGCGCAGCCCGCGCCCCACCCGCCCGCGACGGCCACGCCGGCCGCGGCCCTCAGCCCGGGCGACAAGTTAGATCGGAAGAGCGTCGTGTAGGGAAAG